TGGCTTCGTCCATACTTCCTTCATAATCGTCGTCCATGGCTTCCCAATCAGATAGCGTTTGGCCGGGCGTATCATTGCTAGGACCGCAGACAATTGTTCCACGGAAGTCGGCTGGGTCTTCCGGAGAATATCTCCATGCCCGTTCAAATGAAATAACAGATTTACAAAGTCGTCCTGTAGTAGCAGATCCCATAATGGCTCCTGGTTGGCTAGTCGATCCAAATGTTCTTTACTTTGGATTCCATTGTACAAACTTACATTAAGCAAGTCCACTTTAAAAAATCCCAATGCTTCTGCTTCTTTATAATCTATGTCGCACCAACCAGTAAAAGGGTTTACTGGCACAGGATGAAAGTACACTCCTGTTTTGTGCTTTTGGGTTGCTTGGTTGGACTTTTGTGTCGCAGGTATATGCGGCAACAATTTAAGTACCTGTTCTCTATCTGCAAAGTCAATGTCTACGTCAGGCAAGTTCATTTTTTAAATTTATCTTTAACCATTTTTATTAAGTCGTTTTGCTGTGCTTTAATTTTTTCCATTTCTATTGCAACTATTTCTAGTTTATCAATAAACTCGGCAAGTTTAGCCTCTAACTCGACAAACCGATCGCCTGTTGCATTGTTGTGTTTATCCATACTGCTTCTTGCGGGTTTTCTTTTAATTTCTTTTTCCACCATTCTGTGTCCACATGTTTTGTTACCGTTTCAATTTGGCCTGGTTCCATTCTATCTAACAATGACTGTGCGGCAGTGGTTGAATATATAATCCAAGGACTAAGCCTACCCATTACCACCATGTTCATTGCAGTAGATGGAGCAATTTTATTAAAAAATTCCTGCCAATCTTCCCCGGATACTTCACTCCATTCTCTCATTGAGATGATAGTTCTTTCCAACGCACGATCGGCTGTTTCTTTTTTGGCGGCCTCTTGTACATAGAGTTGATAAGTTCCTGGCTTCTGCCAATCACTCAACCTAACTCCCATTTTAAATAACCAATGTATAAACTTGTCGCTTTCTAACGGCTTGAGGTCTATCAAATAGTTAGCAAATTTTACAAAGCCTATGTAGTCTGCGCTTTTTATAAAATCGTCAACTGTTTTAACTTTCTTTGTATTAGGACTCACATACTTCATAAAATCCGACCATACACTGAAAGCAATTCTATCAGCAATTTCATCTTTGCTCATCCATCTGCGTTTCTTCTCGCACATGTGGCTACTCAAAGTCCGTTCTCTAGTAAATGCTTTATTACAAAATTTACATTGATAATCAATCATGTTTATTTAAACAATTCCTTGAATTCTTTATTACCCATGTTTTGTGCCCGGGCAATGTCTTCTAGATCTTCTGTGCTGTTGATAGATTTGAACAATTCTATTTCCTCTGCACCAAGTTGTGGAAACTTCTCAATAAGCCATGCTGTCAGTTTGTCTTTCTTGACACCAATGGGCGGAATGAATTCGTGCCTGAGTTTGACACCCAAGCCAACCAGGGCCAGAGCCTTCCATCGTAGTTCCTCATGAGTGCTGGTTGTTGCTATGTAGTCAACATTGCTGTAGGCATTCACATCTATTAGATATTGTTCCTGTACATCTCTGGTGCCTTGTACTTGACTGGCCCAACGCTGTGCCATAAAAGTGCTTAGAGATTTACGACCATCGTCATCCAACTTGTCGTAGAAAGTGCCCTTGCGTAGGTCAACAGCAGTCATTACCTGATCAATTGGCAGTTGATATTTTGCTGAAGCCGGTTCTTTCTTTTTGGTGGCCATATGTGTATTTTAAAACCAAATCTTGTTTAAGTCAAGTACTTCTGGAATTTTATTTGTTTCTTTTAGAAAGAACGCACACACTGGTTCCTTGGTATGTTCTAAAGGAACTGCCAACACATGACCAAACTTCAACTTGGGCACATACCATTTGACTTCTTGATAGATGTTGATTACCTCAACCTTCATCCACTCGGGTTTGTAGCCGTTGATTGGGTTAAACACAAATGTACTAAAGCCTCTATCATTGAGACTCATAACATTGATAATCTCTGGTTCGCCGTGATCAGGTTCGCCAATGATCAGTGACCAGTCCAATGGCACTTTGAGTTCATGTTTTCCAATACGCAATACTGCCGCAGGACAACTAAAGCTCTCTAAGAAAACCAATGGTACAAAGACATAGTCAACATCAGCAGGATTGCTGTAGTCAAGTACTCCGTAGCGCAAGTCTTCGTCAATTTCTTCTGGTAGACGATCTAGGTCGTATGACAGATTATCAACTGTTAATATTCTCATTTATAAATTACCTTTTCAGTTTGATATGGATAGTTTGCTTCTTCATAAAATTTCTTGCGCTTGGTCAAGTGTCTTTTGGCAAACTTTGCTGTGCTTGTTATGTCCCATATCTGGACAAAGTCTTTGTCTTCTGCTTTTCTAATACCGCGACCGATACTTTGTATAACCCTAACAAAACTCTTTCCAGGTTCAACCAAAACCAAGTTAAAGATCCTAGGTATATTAATGCCCACAGAAGCCACACCATAAGTGGCCACAATAATTTTATTTGTTGCAAGGGTAACTTCATCATATTCGTCTTTCCTATCCTTTGACTTCATTGCTCCAGATACAAACACACTCTCTGGTAGCCGCTCAACCAGCATCTTACCCGATGCAATACGATCAACCAAGACCAAAGTATTTCCACCTTGACTAATGGCATCAATTGTTTTGGCAAGTTCGTCCAGCCTGCGTTCATTACTGGTCAGGTATGTCAATTCTTCTTGATAGGTTTTGTATTCTACCTTGTCATCAAACTGTAGCACCTTAACATGGCAATTGCTCAGTACACCAATGTCTTGTAGTTCACTGGCCTGTAATCTGTGTAGTACATTTCCAAGGCTGGCCAGTAAGCTAACATACTCATGTTCTTCTTTGGGAATGGTACCTGTCAACCCCCAACGGATTGGAACATTTGCAAACGGACCTGTCAACATTGTTTTAAGCACATCAGCCTTGGCCATATGTACTTCGTCAACAATAACTGCAATCAGGTCATCTGTAATTGCTTCAATCCCAATTGCACTGGTTCCTTCCTTGCTTCGTTTGATTAAGGAGTTAATGCTTTGCCATGTTGCAATGGTATGTGTATGGCCAAGGTCTTTCTCATCACCAAAGTATACACCAACATCTAATCCCATGTTGACATAGTCTGCATGTGTCTGCCGTACCAGGTCTTTGTTGGGTACAATAACAACTGTGCGGCCATACGGTTCACAAGTTAGACTCATGGCCGCTGTCATCAATGTCTTGCCTGCACCTGTGGCAATCTCTTGAACACCATGTGGGTTGGCAAGGAAGCGATTGATACATTCCACCTGGTAGTCTCTAATTACAATAGGCTGACCTTGTGCAGGATGTCCTTTGGGCCAAACTATATGACTAAAGGTGTCTTCGGTAACTTCTACAAAAGCAAAATTATGTGCTTGTCTACGATCGTCAATCTCAACTTGCCAGCCTTCCTCATCGAGAATAGGTAGCACTCGATCCAACAAGTTTAAATATGTTGATCCAGCAGTGGTAAAGAAACTTATCTTACCATCCCACCTGCCTAACCTAAATGCAGGCACATGGTATGCATAGGGTAGTTGGTACTTTAATTTGGTTTCGCATTTGCGACGAGTGCTAGGGTCAAGGTCATGGAACTTGACATTCACTTCATCGCGGATTTCTAATCTAGTTATTCCAGGCATAGTCTATTATAACAGGTGTAAGTGGCAATGTCTATTCGTATGTTGCCATAATGACTGTTGTGCTGTTGGTTGGGCGACTAATATTTATCTAAAAAACCACAGTTTTTTAATGGCCTAGGAAAATATATTTTAGTCAAAAAAAAAAAGGACTCCTAAGAGCCCTTTTCCCCACCGACCACATTCCACGCAAATAGTCAGCTGTCGGTGTTGAACTTAATCCTTGCTTTTCAACAAGAACCTGTTGCTGATGGCCTTAAAGGATTGATCAAGTGAGTGTGCTTTAAACACGACACCTTCTCTTTCCGTTTGAGCATTAAGGTCACTTTTGCCTTCTGCAAATTTCAACATGTCAGCAATGGTCACAATGCCCAATGTATCATATGGCTCAGCTTTAAATGCCACCACGGGTACATGCAACAGTTGATACAGCTCACAAAACTCATTCCGCTCCGTTGGATTGAAATAGCGCCTGGCATCAATGTCATAAATGTCAAATGTGTAAAAACTTTGACCTTTAATCTTGTAAGGATTGCCCTGAATGCCTTCACCTACAATTTCACCTTGCACCGCAAGATTGCGACCGCTTTCGGCAATGGCAGAAATGATTTGATCACGATGTGCCACTTTCCAAAGTGTATTGCCTTCTGTATCCTTAAGGTTCAAGTTGCGACTACATACTCCATGATCATCACCATTGACATATACTGTCATTGACGAGCCATCCAGCTTCTCGGTTACTTCCCACTTGACTTGGTCAGCCTGCCATTGTGCAAACTCTGTGCTTAGATTTTGAACACGCTCTTGATCTGTCTTTGGAATAAATGTTGGAAACAGACCACGCACCTCACCTGCCAAGTGTGCTGGTACAGGAGGTTCGTATTTTACAACGCCTAAAATTTCAGTAACATCAAACGGCTCATCAGATGCCAAGCGAGTCTTATGAAATTCCTCTACCACTTTGGGAAAATCCCAATACCTAAGAAGCAAGCCTTGACTCAACTGTCCGCGAAGTTTTACTGTACGCAGACGCTCACCCGGAATGCCATCGTATATCCGAGGCTCTTGACCTTTGCTGAGGAATGGGGCAAGTGCTGTAGGAATCCAACTGTCAATTTCACAATAGACAGCCGCTTCGCCTACTTTAAATTCGCCCTTTTTAATAACCACAGTCCAGCCGCCTACCACTGCACATTCAATTGCGTCGGCATTTGGGATTGCCCGGATTTCGTCTATCGTTCGTATGGTTGCTAGTTTACGCATATCATATTCCTAAATACGGGAGACACGATGCCTCCCGGTAACTTCAGCTGTTATTCTGCTCGCTTCATTACTGTAGTTTCTGCCAAACGCTTCCAACGATCGCCAGCGCCTGACATCTTCTTCAAGTCTGCAATCTTGATAACACTACGCAAGCTCAACTCGCGCAAGCGGTCCTTGTTAGTGTCAACATACTCATAAATTTCTTTAGTGGCACCTTCTTCAAAATCATACGCATCCAACATACCATCCATGGTGATCTGTTTGATACGCAACATTTTGTCACGGGTGGTATCCATTGTCAAGTCCAGATAGTGACAACGGCTCTCCAATGCTGTCAAGTGATCCTTGAGTTTGGCAGACCTAACATGCTCAAACTTAATGTTGGTAATGAAAATTGCACTACCTTTGAAGTCAAACTTGTCTGGCACGCCTTCTGCACGAAGCATACGGCTGTCAGTGTTCCAAGAAATAGTACGCTTCTTGCTAGTATCCAAAGCGGCTTTCAAAATGTTCAAGCTCAAGTCGTCAAGCAAGATGCTGTCACAGTCGTCAAACACTAAGACATTGCCTTCGTCGCTGAACTGATATAGTTTGCAATACAAACCAATGGCGCTCATTGCACCTTTGACCACTTCGTAGCGAGGACGCTTGCCACCAATCTTGTCAAACATTGCGGCCTTGTTGAGAACTTTCTCAACACCAAAGCTCTTGCCAACTCCTGGAGGGCCAACAACAATCATTGCACGGACTGAGCCGTCAACAGCGCCTTCTGTCATTTCTTCCAAAATGTCAAAACGCTCACGGATACGGGTAATTGCTTGTTCGTCTGTTTCTAATTGCATTGGCTTTTCTTTACGCTTGGGTGCATCGTAGTTAGCTTCAATGCTGGTTGTGGCGCAATCCGCGGCACTGGCTGGCTCAACATCTCGCATAGATGCCACTTTAATACGCACTTCGCGGCCTGCAAACTCACCAAGGCTCTCGTCACCTAGTACAGTAACATAGCCACCTTTGGTGCCTTCTTTGTAATCTGCAATCAACTGGAAAGTCTGATTGTTAATGTTGAAGCTACGGTATGTACCGTTCTTGATTGTAATGTATGCTGACATTTTTGGGTTCCTTTGCGTGGAATGATTAAACACAAACTCTATTATGCTACAAAACAGACTACTTTGCAACCTCTTTTTTTGCTTTGTTGCATTTTTGCAACACGGGTTGTTTTAGTAGTGTTTTTCTGCATCATGTATGTATTATATGCTAGCTAGGCCCAAAGGTCAACCTTTTTATTGCACTTTCTGGTGCTATAAGTCATTGATTTTGTTGGAGTTTTTACATTATCAGCTTAAAAAGTGTGGGATTTTTGCACTTTTTGCTGTTTTTTAGTTAGTACGCACTAACTTAACTCTGCATCTTCCATGCCTGCTACACGAAGCTTGATCACATTGCTCAATTGCCATTGCTTGATGTCAATGCCTTTTATTAGACCCAGATACTTGTTCCTGACCAATGCAAACTCATTGACAATACTGTCCATGTCAGACACTTCGGGTTCGCCGTCTACATACTTTTCAGCATCGCGACTGGTCAGTGCGCGATTGTAGTGTTCTGTAAATTGTCGGAACTTGGCACTACGGAGTTTTCTTAATTCAATATTGAGATGCTCAAGTATTGCTTCTATCTCTTGTAGCTGATTGAAACGAAATTCTACAATACCTGGCATATCTCTACTGGCTCGCTCTAGGCTACCAGACATTTTTAATTCAGCACGAGCTTCGGCCAATTGGTTTTCAAAGTAGGCAATACAGTCAGGTAACTGACCAATATCACCGGCTACTTTTCTATACCATTGACTCATCAATATTCCTCTTCGTCATCATCTTGTTCAGATTCTTCATCCTCGCCTAGAATTTCTGCAAATGCATTATCCAATGCAGAGTCTGATCCTTTTGCATCTTTACGGCAACCTTCTAAGTCTACAAAATTTTCCGCCACTCTTAAAAAGGCCAGAGCCGCATCTTGTCTTTCTTTTTTATCAATGTAAGGTTTAAGAGCCAGCCATGTTTCGGCTAACATTTCTCCGGATTCTGTCATGCTAATTAATTCTCCAAAAAGTGTATCGTTTTGATACTGCGATACTTAGTCGCATCAGTTGTTTTGTTTTGCCATTTGTGAAAGGTATTCTTCATTGTGAATCCATTTATTCTTAACTAGGAATCCCCATTCTCTTTGCTTTGGTCCAGGCACGAACAATGACCAACATATGACGTCTGGATCAAGCTCGATACGATGATAAGACCTACTGCTACAGATTCTAAAGTGACCAGGTTTTCTCCAATGTGCCATTTCACCAAACTTGTTGCCGTGTTTGTCAAATTGCGGAATCCATTCATAGTATCCACCTTTTAGAATCAATGTAAAATACGGCCACGGATGATCATGCACATCATCTGGATCACTTTTGCAAAACTTATGCACAAAGATGTTGAATGGAAACCAGGTACGATCTCGAAGAAACACATAGTAGCGTTCCAACAACGGTTCACTGCTTCGACGATCTAAAATAATTCTGTGTCGTCCAAGTTGTTGCATTAATTTTTTAATCATCTACAAACCCACTTAGTATTGCGTACACTCCATCTGCGCTTCTTTCAATCCTCACTTGGTTGCTAAAGCCAGCATACTGAAATACGCCTTGCTCAACTCGTTTAAAACAGTCAATCATGATTTCTGGTTCACCCATAACATCAGCATGAATCATTTCTTTTTCATACAATGTTTGAAGCTGTTCGATCAAAGTTTTTATCAGCATAGCATATTATAACATAAAATGTTGTCAAGGCCAATAGGTATCTTGTCCAAGCAAGGCACGAATGGATTGAAACTCTTTCCAGGCTTCTCGGTACATGGGATTGTTTACCAACATATCTTGGTGCTTGGCTCTGTTGTCAAGGTAAAAACTTGTTGGAGAAGTATCCTGTTTGTCTGCATATCTAATTACATGATCCAGTCTGGCCTCACACATCTGCCATTTTTTAAGCATTGCACCTGTTACTTCAATTTTATAAAGATGCTCTTCATAGTCACTGTATGTAATTGCTGTGTCAATGTCAGGCGATTCTCTAAAAGAAAACGGCTGGAACAATGCACGGCGTAAGGGTCGCTTTTCAATGACCCTTACTCCTTGTTCCTGCAACCATTCATCATGGTTGTCAGCCATTGTTAGGCCTCGGCTACTTCTGCGTCTATTTCGCCATTGGGGCTAATAGCGCCTTGGTAAGCCAAGTCTGTACCACGGGCCACAATGTCTGTCATGATCTTATCTAAAATTCCATCGGAGTAACCTTTACGGAATTCTTTAATAATCTCACCATCCAATGTGGTATACACCAGTTTGTTGCCTTCTTTCTTGAGCCAGCCACGAGCTTCAAACAAGTCTACCAGGCCGCTGTATGGATCCATACCAGTTGTCCACGGAATTTCTACTTGCACACTTTCAAAGGGTTTTGAATAGCGTGTTTTCATAATCTTACAAGCGGCACGAATACCATTTACTGTAGTGGTCTTGTTGCCATCAGCATCCGTTTTAAGTTTGAGCTTTTTCATGGCCACCACCATTGAGCTGGCGTAAACAAAGCCTGATCCACCAGTGATTTTGTCATCGGGGTCAAACATGTCTTGGCTTGCGTATGTATGGTTGGTAACTACCAAGCCAACTGGATGCGGAGCAATACGATTAACAGTATTCTTAATAAGAGCTGTCAATGCCTTGGCCTTACGACCCATGTCACCTTTCATATCACCTGCTTCAAACTGGTTAATGTCTGTTGGAGTCAACAACATACCAACAGAATCGATTACAAACAATACCTTCTTTTGTTCTTCGTATGGAAGATCTGCGTAGGCCTCTTTGTATTCTTTCATGAACTCAGAAATAAACTTTGCCACTTCATCAATCATTGATACACCAAAGCGCATCAACTTGTCCGGTGCAGTATCAATGCCCAATGACCGTAACCAGTCTTCATCCAGTGCGTTTTCACTGTCTAGTATAACTGGAAGTATATCCAGCTTTTGTGCATGTCGAACCAGGTTGCCCGAACAGATATAACTTTTGCCCGAACCGGATTCACCAGCAAACATAGTAACCTTACCAAGTGGAATGCCACGACCAAAGTCGCCAGTCATCAAATAGTTAAGTGTATGATTGCCTGTACTGATCCAATCTCGCGGATCGTTAAAGCCAGAGCTCATTGCTGGAATGGCTTTGGTTAAGTTTTTACGAAACTTAGAAACGTCAAATGCTTTTTGCGCCATGTTATCCTCTAGTAGAAATTAAGAGGGTAGAATCGCTCTACCCTCTTTCAGCAATTAAGTTGTGCTACGGTTACGAATCATCTTAAGGATGTCGTCAACGCTTGGCTTAGCTGTTCCACTATCGGATGGTGCTGTTGCAGTTGTTTGAGCAGGTGCTGAACTTGCCATCGGTGCTGGTGCAGGCTTGCTGACAGCAGGTGCAGGTGTATCTTCATCTGCATCAGCCACTGCTCCTGTGGCGCCAACAATCTGAACGCCACTTGGACGATAGAACTTGCTCCACTTGTTGGGATCATACAACTGACCATCAACTGACGCTTCAAACATTTCCATGATGGCACGGACTTCGTCAACACCTGGACGCTTGGGCATAAAGTCGTTGAGATTAAACAAACCATGTTGTGCAATTGCTTGCAGTTCAGTTTCGTTTAAGCCACGCTCTTTACGGGCCCAACCGCTTGTTGAGTAGTCTGCGTATCCGCCCTTTTGGGTTTTGTTAAGACGGAAGTCTGTGCCACGCTGATAATCAGTTGGCAATTCTTCCATGTCAGGATCCATCAGTGCTTGCTTGATGATTGTAAAAATCTGTGGGCTGATGATGAATCGGCGTACTGGATTTTCCGGTGTGCTTTGTTCTTCCATTGGGCTGTTGACAACAAAGCCTTGGAACACATAACTGCGTTTCTTCCAGTATGTACGACCTAGTTTTTCTAGGTTAGGGTCCTTGAACCAAGGACGAATGGTAGCATGAACTGGACAAGTCTCACCCCACATTTCAACGCAAGGTACTTGTACAACAACTTTCTTAGTTTCGTCCTGACCTGCTACTCCGCTGAACGGAATACGAATCATCTGACGCTCACGCCAGAAGAATGTATTAGTGTCATCTCCATCTGGGAGAAAACGCATTGATGCGGATGTGCCTTCGGGGATGTTCCAGTGTGCGTAAATTGCGTTATCACCGGTGCTGGTATTAGAACCACCAGACTTTTGTGCTTGCTCGGCTAAGCGAGCGCGGATTTCTGCTAAAGATGCCATGATAAATTTCCTTTATGTATTAGCCAATATTAGTGTTAGACCCTAATGGGTCAAACAACACACGCTTCAATTGTTTGGGCATGTGTTGTATTATACTTATGATTGCAGTCAAAGAGCAATAGCCAAATCAATCTATTTTTGCCATTTTGGACAAATTGGTAAATAACCCAAAGCCCAATTTTTTGGCATTGAAGGATTTTAAATGACGTTTCGTAAATTTTTTAGCTATAAGGTAAATGATGTTGGTAACCCGGCAGAACATCCAGGACGATTAGGTGAAATTACCTATAGAGATGGTTCGTTATACTATCACGATGGCGAAACACCAGGTGGAGAGTTGATTCAAGGTGGTAACAGTGCTATCAACTGGACAACACTTACAGGTAAACCAATATTTGCTACAGTAGCGACCAGCGGATCTTATGCTGACCTAATTGACAAACCTATCTTGTTTAGTGGTGACTACAACGACTTAACCAATACACCAATTTTAACAGTGGGTCCAGTGGGTCCGGCTGGTCCGCGAGGAATTCAAGGGAATCCGGGACCGCAAGGGCTGGCAGGTGCTCGTGGTGTACAAGGTATACAAGGGGAAAAAGGTAACACCGGCGATACGGGCGCACAAGGAATTCAAGGTGTAAAAGGCGATACAGGTACTCGCGGACCAAAAGGAGATACAGGCGCACAAGGTATCAAGGGTGATACAGGTGCCGCGGGGCCTGCTGGCGCAAATGGTGTGGCTGGTGCAAATGGTGTGGCTGGTGCTCAAGGACTCAAAGGAGATACAGGGGCTACGGGCCTAAAAGGAGACACTGGTGCTACGGGACCTGCTGGTGCTACGGGACCAAAAGGAGACACTGGTGCCGCAGGTGTGGCTGGTGCTCAAGGGCCGCAAGGCATACAAGGTACTGCTGGGCCAAAAGGCGATACAGGTGCCGCAGGGGCTACAGGTGCTACAGGTGCTACAGGTGCTACTGGAGCCACTGGCGCAACAGGACCTGCCGGAGCAAAAGGCGACACAGGAGCCAC